AAGTACCTACTCGCTTGCTAAAGAGGGTTTGGACATTCCACGATTGGAACAGCTACATTTTGCAACTCCGGTTAAGGATTACGCTATTGTGGTTCAGAGCGTGGGCAGGGTGGCAAGAACTTTCGAGGGCAAGGAACAGCCGATTGTTTTCGACTATGTGGACAGTAACATAGGCATAGCTGAAAAGATGTGGAAAGACAGGCTGAAACATTATAAAAAAGAGGGTGTAAGCGTTGAGAAATATAACTGTTGAGGTGGTTGTAATCCCTCAAAAAGACGGCTCTGTGATTGGACTGACACAAGTGCTTGACGGTGAAACGGAGTTAATGCTGGAGGACAAAAGATATAAAGACAGATTGAGTTTTGAGGATAAATTTGAAAGCAGGTTTATAAAAAATGACAGGTTTGAGCTGGTGAAACAGGTGGATAATGATACCAAGACGGGTGTTATTTATTATATGCAGGATAGAGGCAGAGTGTGAAAAAATCCCCCTCCGAGATAGTCGGAGGGGTGGAAAATCAATAATTGTTTTTATAAAAATCATACAGCATTTTCAAAAGCTGTGCACGGCTTAAATTTTTTTCTTCTCTGAAATTTTCAATTTCTTCGAAATCGGCATTTTTTAAGTCGCAGGAAAAACGCTTGTATGTTTTGTCGTTATATCTTTTTTTTACTTGCCAACTTGTTGTACTCATAATATTACCTCACTTTCAAAACAAATGAAACACATATTTCAAAATTAAACATAAGCATATAATAAAACCAATCCAACGAAAATATTTGTAAATTATTTTTGACATATTGACTTTAACGGAAAACTTGTTTATAATATAAGTAAGGACTTACGAGGGCTTTCGCCCTCTGCCTTAAATTTATTTGATGAATTGAGTTATTGCTATCTTTAAGAAGTATAGCCAACCTACCAGGCTTATTAACTCAATTACCAGCTTGCTTAGTGTCCTAATCACTTTGCAAGCTTTTTTTATTAAGTTTTCCATTGTTTTTATCCTCCTTCCTGTAGTTTTTCAAGTTTATCACCTCCTTATGTTTATATTATAGCATACTGTTCACAGTATGTCAAGCGTTTTTTCAAAAAAATTACAAAAAATTCAGAAAAGTTGTCCGTTTTTACCTCTTGACAAATGGTATAATTTATGTATGTAAATGTTGTGATTATGCTTTTTTGGGAGGGTTATTATGACGGCAAAGGAATATTTGAGTAGGTTACATTTGATTGATGTTTGTATCAATCAGAAGATTAGGGAACTGGATGATTTGCGGGCAAGCACCTTGCGAGTGGGCGGTGTGGATTATTCGGGATTTAAGGTTGTGACTAGTCCGAAAAGTGAAGCGGCATTTGCTAGGAATGTTGAGCGAGCGGTGTTGCTTGATGAGGAGATTAACAGGGAGATTGACGAGTTTGCGGAGGAAAAGCATAGGATAATAAACGAGATACACCAACTTAGTAATCCGCTTTATGTGGAATTGTTGTATAAAAGGTATGTGGAATTTAAGCGACTGGAAGTGATTGCGGTGGATATGAATTATACATACGAGTATGTGAGAAAAATGCACGGAAGAGCATTACAATCTTTTGAAAGATGTCACACAATGTTACATTTAAGTGTGGTATAATAGTAACATAAAATATTGTTTATAAAAGCACTGTGATGAAGCGGAAAGATAAATCCGCCCGCCGATAGGCGGCTTTTGCCAACGGCAAAAGTTCTGACAGCAGGTGTGCCTTATTTTGAGGTATACTATTGGTCATCGTGCTTTTTTTATTCCGACAATATTTTTTCAGTATTTTTACCTCCTTTCGTGGCGGCGTGTGAAACTTAGAACGCCGCTTTTTTTGATGGGAGGAAATTTGAAAGGAGGTTGCCGCTATGACGGAGAAACAAAAGCGATTTTGTGATGAATATGTGATTGATTGCAATGCCACGCAGGCGGCAATCAGAGCAGGGTATTCGTCTAAAACGGCGTATGCGATTGGCGAACAAAACTTGAAAAAACTTGAAATTAAAAACTACATTGACGGACAGCTTGAAAAAATGCAGAGCGAAAAGGTTGCCGATGCCAAAGAGGTTTTGGAGTATTTCACTTCGGTTTTGCGTGGTGAAGCTGTGTCGGAAGTGGTTGTGGTTGTCGGTACGGGTGAGGGGTGTTCCGAACCTGTGACTATAGAGAAGCACCCGGATGAGCGTGAAAAGCTTAAGGCTGCGGAGCAGCTTGGCAAGCGTTACGGTTTGTTTACCGATAAAGTGGATTTGAATGGTAGTGTGTCTGTTGTGATTGGCGGTGAGGATGAGCTTGAAGAGTAGGCGAATATATTTGCCCGATGTTATCGGCGGAGGGTATAGGCAATTTTGGAATTTCAAAGGGCGATATCGTGTTTGCAAGGGCAGCCGTGCAAGCAAGAAAAGCAAGACAACGGCACTCAATTTCATTTTTCGTATTATGAAATACAAGGGCAGTAACCTTCTTGTTGTGAGAAAAACATTTGCCACGCTTAAAGACAGCTGTTACACGGAACTTAAGTGGGCGATACATCGTTTCGGTGTGGACAGCCTTTTTGATTGTAAGCTGTCACCGCTTGAAATAACTTATAAACCTACAGGTCAAAAAATATATTTTCGTGGTCTTGATGATCCACTGAAAATCACATCAATTACGGTTGAACAGGGTGCCTTGTGTTGGCTTTGGCTTGAGGAAGCCTACGAAATTGACAGCGAAAGTGATTTCAATATGCTTGATGAGAGTATAAGAGGTACAATCCCGGAGTGGCTTTTCAAGCAAATAACAATCACATTCAACCCGTGGAATGAACACCACTGGTTAAAAAAGCGTTTTTTTGATGCTAAGGACACAAATGTCCTTGCCATAACCACGAACTATATGTGTAATGAGTGGCTTGATACTGCCGATTTAAAGGTCTTTGAGGATATGAAAACAAACAACCCCCGAAGATACAATGTTGCAGGTTTGGGCAATTGGGGTGTTACCGAGGGTTTGGTTTACGAGAATTTTGAGGAAAGTGTATTTTCGGTTGATGAGGTTTCAAAGCTTGACGGTGTGTATTCCGTTTTCGGGTTGGACTTCGGCTATGTGAACGACCCTACGGCGCTATTCTGCGGTCTTATTCAGCCGTCAAATCGTACCTTGTATGTGTTTGATGAAATGTATGGCAAGGCTATGACAAACGAGGATATAGCCGAAAAAATGCGTGCTATGGGCTACGCAAAAGAGAAAGTGACGGCGGATTGTGCAGAACCCAAAAGTATTGACCGACTGTGCACACTCGGCATAAGAAACATAAGAGCAAGTCGCAAGGGGCGTGACAGCATAATAAACGGTATAGACTTCATAAGAGGTTACAAGATTATTATTCATCCGAAGTGCAACAATTTCATAAAAGAGATAAATAACTATCAATGGGAGAAAAAGAAAAACACCTCGGACGGGGTGAAAAACAAACCCGTTGACGAATACAATCACTTGATGGATGCTATGCGTTACGCACTGGAGGATTACATTAGAGGGGCGGCTTTCAGTTTTGAATAGGAAGTGAAGATATGAATTTTTTAGACAGAGAAATTGAGAGAATAAACGGAATATTGCAAACCAATGTTGAAACACGCACGCAGGACAAAAGTTTTCTTGAACACGAAATTGCAATGTTCAAGGGTAGCAGGCGGCAAAATATGATGTTCTCGGGGTGCCGATATTACAACGGTGAACACGATATTCTCAGCCGCAAGCGCACGGTCATAGGCGAGGGCGGAGAGGTAACGGCGGTTGACAATCTGCCGAATAATCACATAATAGATAATCAATACAAAAAGGCTGTAATCCAAAAGGTTAATTACCTCTTGGGGCAGCCTTTTGTTGTGCGTACCGATAACAAAGCTTACGGCGGTTCGCTGAATGAGATTTTTAATAAGGATTTTATGAGGCTGCTTAAAAACGTGTATAAGGATAGCCTTAATTGCGGTATCGGTTGGGTGTTTGTAAATTACGATGAGAACGGGGAGTTGACATTCACACGTCTGCGACCTTACGAGTGCATACCGATATGGCACGATACGGAGCACACAAAGCTTGAGTGCTTCATTCGCTTTTATCCAACGATAGATTACAAGGGTA